TATGGATTTATGATTGATCGAGTATTTTTATGTGTATTCTGATCAAGAGATACCACGGCGTGATATAATGATTCTTCAGCCAATGATGAATTATTTATGGTTGAACATTGAGGACATCTTCCGCCTCCTCGATTAACATAAATTAAACGAGTAGTGTATTTGAATCCACAATTCAAACATATCATTTCGCACACCCCGGTTGAATTTTGATATGTTTGTTCTAAAGATAATTTTTTATTTGACAAAACTGTTGAGATTTTCTCGAGTTTTGTTTTTCTTTTTGTTTTATTTATTTTTTGTTTAACTGATTCTAATTGATTCGTATACTTTACACCATATTTTTCAAAATTTTTCTGTTTAATACATTCTTTCACTTCTTCTGATTGAAATGGATTTTTTACACCATACTTTTCGGTAATCGTTTTAGTTATTTTTTTTCTAATTTTTGCATCATTTAATGGTCCGTTTCCTTTACCATAATTATCTTCCCATGTTTTTTGTCTTTTAATAATTGATGATTGGTGTTTAAAATTATGATCAACTCCATATTTTTTAATGAATGTTTGTTTTTGTTTTTTGACTCGTTCTGGTGATTTAATTGCACAGGTTTTGCATAATCTTGAATATCCTATTTTATAGCCGCAAAAACCTGCAATATTTTGACAATTAGCACATTTAGGCTCTTCATTAATGTTGGTGATAAACCAAAAAATTTTCTTTTGTAGAGTGGGTGCAAATAGGCTTGATATTTTTTGCATTATGGCCGGATATTTCAAACGAAAAGACTTTATCCAACGGCCATTTTTTGAGACAATAATCGTATATTTAACCAATTGGCGTTCTTCAAAATCAATCATTTAGAGATCTTCGGAGTGTTGTATGTTTTTTTATTTTTGAATTGTGTTCTATCTCATCCAAAAAGCGTTCGGTCAAATCATTTTGTATTTTTAGTCGTTTATTGAGTTTTCCAACATTTGCAATCAATTTTCGATAAACCAATGTTGTAAAATATGAGAATGGATTACAGTTAGGATGATCAAGATTACACTTATCAATTTGTTGACACATCCGCAAAACGCATTCGCCAATCCAATCTTCCTTTTCAGTATATCCATAAAAACTGGATTTGTTTGCATATTTAGTAGCTATATTAATAAACATTAATCCTAGCTCTTCTGATATATTTCCATTTTCTTTATATTTGCCTATTTCAATCTTCATTGCCGCATTATTACAATACTGAACAGGCTTTTCTCGTTTAATCTTAGTTGTAGTAGTTGGCATATTTTATATTTCTCCTATTTTAAGTTACTAAAACTGTCAACAATTTATAAATATATATTGAAATAGTTTTACATACGTAGATTTTGGAGTGTTTAATGCCTAGAGTTAATAGAGAATTTTATCGTGCTTATGAATCGATTATTAATCCACCAAAAAATTTAAAAGCAGAGGGTGGCAATGCCGTTGATAGCGTTATTAGGATCAAGCGAGAATTTGTAATGCCTACATTAAAGAGTTTCCATCAAAAAATTCTTAAACCTTTGGGACTTGTTAAACCGGGTATTGACTGGCAATTGCTTGGATCTGCTGGTAAAAAAGAATCTTCCGGTGACTTAGATGTTGCTATTAACAAAACTAAGCTAAATCAACCGGACGATAAATCACTGCTACTCATGCTCAAATCGTTCGCAGAAAAAAAAGGTTATCAAGCTAATGCGATGATTGGCCTTAGCGTTACATCCATTGCGTTTCCTATTGAGGGTGAAGATGGAGAGTTTGTGCAAATTGATATGATGCCGACAGATAACATGGATTATTCAAAATGGGCATACAATTCACCAGATGCTACCCAAACAAATTATAAAAAAGGTGGCGCAATCCGTAATATATTATTGATGAAAATAGCTTCAACCATTAAAAAGGAAATTTTGGAAGAAAATCCAGAAAAACTACCTATAACGGTTAAGCGCCATTCACTTAATTTATCAACAGGTTTATCTAGAAAAATTGAAAACTTTATAGGAAAATTTGGACAAATCTTAAAAAATCCTAAACGACAACAGGATCCAGAATTTGAAACGATTAAAAATGTTGACGAAGTGATTAACTTTTTACTTGGCCCGAAGGCTAACAGAAAAGATACATTAACGTTTGAAAGTCTTTGGCGCTTTTTGAATAGCAATAAATTTCCTTATCCAAATGAATTGCAAAAGATTAAAAATAAAACCGTTAAAGAATTAACAAACCAAAAAATTGAAGTTCCTAAGGAGTTAACTTAATGCATTTATATAATTTCGTGATTGATCAATTGCAAGATCAAATTGATTCGTTAGCTTTAGAATCTATAAAAATGACTTCTTCACTTGAAGCTGCAAAAATGTCGTCAATAAAACATTTACATGATTTAACACCTAATGAATTTCTTGAAATGTTTCAAGGTTCTATTTTCGAATTAACTGAAAAAATGGATGGCTCTAATTGGTCATGTGGGTTAATTGATGGAAAAACATTTGTTAAAACCAAAAAGGGCCAACCAAACACTGATCCCCAATCATTTTATGATCAGGCTATTGAAAGTAAAATTGAGATTTTTAATGGCTTTGGCCGATCATTAGCTCTATTACAGAAAAATAAGTTTGCTGATTTTTATAATAACATAATTAGAAGATATGGTGCTCGCATCACAAAGCAAACTGGTGTGCCAAATCCATCTATAACTTTTTTTGGCGAGTTGTTTCCAGAGGCACAGGTTAATGCGCTGGTTTATGACGAAAAGCTTATAGGCAATGGTGCATTAGTTATGTTTGGTTTAAAACTTGAGGGTGAAGGTTTTCCCAAAGGTGTAGAATATTCTACAAATGGAACAGCCAAAAAAATCATGAAAGAATTTATTACACATTTTAATGGAAAAGATGATTGGCATATTTATCCTAAAAGTAATGTTCCATTAAAAATTGATAATGGTTTACGGTCTGAAATATTAAAATTTGTTAAAAGTAATAAGGAAATATTTGAAAATCGTAAACGTGATAAAGTATCTCGTACTCAAAAATTAGAAGCTCTTGCTAAGTTCAAGGAAATACTTGGTAGATTTAAGGGTGAGCTAATGGGACAATACGCAACAACTAAGAGTTTTCTCGGTGGTGATGAAATCGAAGGTGTAATCATTCGAAATGCTAAAAACGAAAAGATTACTAAGATAGTAGATCTTGAAAAATTTACCGCTCTTAATATGAAAAACTGGGCTACTCGTCATGAAGTTGCTGATGTTCGTAAACAATTGTATAAAAAACTATTAGGCGATGTTAGTAATAACGCTGACATTTTGATTATTAAAGAAAAGCAATCAGAGAAATTGATAAATTATCTTGAACAACATAAGAAAACAAAGTTTAGCTCTGTTGATGAAATGATAGGTGTTTTATATGCTGATGCAGCTAATGAAACTAAATTACCTAAGTCGCCACGCATCGTTAAAAAGATCACTACTATATTAACTGAATATATTAAGATTGTAGAAGCTGTTGAAACTCAACTTGATATAAATCAAAAAAATTCCGAAAAGAAAATTGATGACAAAAATTATAAAATGGCTGTTATGCAGTTGGGCGATGAAGTACAGGAAATCGAGGATTTTATACGGGATGTAACTGTGGGCAAAAATCCATATATACCAGTTTTTAAATTCCTGTTAGGACATAAAGGAATTAAGAGATTAACAGATCAATTTGAAATAGGATAACATATTATGTTTTTATCAAAAAATAAAAGTTTACAGAAGTTCGTCGTGGCATGTGAAGATGTGTATAGTCCTGTACATGAAGCAGGATTGGATAAAGGACGATTTCAAAATAATACAGCGTTTTTCAAAATTTTTGTTAATAAAATACTTAAAGGTTTACCTTTTCAATTAACTTCAGATCCTACACAACAAATAATAATAGATAAATCGGAATTAGGCACCACACCTGCTGAAATATCAAAAACACTTTTTGAAAAGTTTAACTCAATAAACGTTAAATTTAAAACAATGGATGGAAAAACCATTCCTATATCAAAAATTTTTAAATCAAAAGAATTTGGTGGAATGGCTAAAAACGCTAGTGTTGCGCAGGAAATAAGTGAAGTGGCTGAATTTAATTTAGCATTAGGTAAATTAAAAGATTCACAAACACCTCAAATTTCTGAAGATGACGAAATAACTATTTTAATTAAGGAAACTGAAGGTTCCCGTAAGCAAAAAATTAATGTTGCTAAAATGGTTAGAAATGAATCTGCAGGGCACCCTGCCCCCAAAGCCGATGCGTTTTTACAGGATAAAAACGGCAAAACGGTTGCATACGTATCATTAAAAATGGGTAATAAGCCCGGCAGTTTTCGTCAATGGGGCGGGATATCCAAATCCGCTGGTTCACCAATCGTAAATCATGAAGAAGTTAAAGCATTTAGAAAGTGGCTTTTGTTACATCATAAAATTTTTAGTTCAAAAGAATCATACTTTATGAAAATTAATGATGATAAATTAAAGGGTATGGCTATTTATGGAAATGATTTTGGCGGAGCTCCTGGTCTTAATAATGTTGATGTAGTTTTTAAGGGTGATACCTTTTCATTTAAAAACGGAAACGAATTACAGTGTTCTCATATATTATTAAATGGCACTATTCCTGACAAAGAAAATGTATATGAACCTGTTTTATATGCGTTATATGTTAAGTCACGAAAGGATATGGGGCTCATTTCTGCTAGAATCGGCACCTATCCCAAAGGCGGAAGAAAATTTAAAAATGAAATTTTATATAATTCTGATTTTTCTAAAATGGAAGAATTGAATAAGCAGTTAGAAAAAAGGTTATAATTTTCTGTATAATGCCGTATATTATTTTGGAGATAGATCATGTTCCAAGATTTAATAATACAGTATTTAATAGACAAATTTATATTTTTACATCCCAGTGCAGTCAAAACCGATATTGGATATAGGTGTAGATGCAAGGTTTGTGGCGATTCGAAGAAATCAGCTACAAAATCTCGTTTGAACTTTTATACAGCCACTTCGTCAGTTAATTGTTTCAATTGTGGGTTTAACGGCACCCTCCTTAAATATATCGCCGCAGTTGAGAGTAAAACACAGCGAGAAATTAAATCTGAGATTTTACGCGAGAACAAGATCGATTTCGGTTCGGCAAGGAAAACCAAAGTCACTAAGAAGAAAAAAGCACAAACTAACGACTTATTATCAATTAATGACGCAAAAGCAATTAATGAAATGCTTTCACGATTTGGAAAAATACCTGAAGAGGTTAATAATTATCTTACTGAGCGAAAAATCTTTGATGCACCATTTTATGATCAGAAAACAAAATTGTTATGGGATGAAGTTAAGAAGCGAATAGTTATTCCCTGGAATTATAACGGAATGCCTATTTATTATCAATCCCGCCGCTTTTCTATTGCGAGTCAACCAAAATATTTATTTCCAAAGAAGCATCGCGTTCTTTTTTATAATGTTGACAAAATAGATCCTAATATTCCCTATATCTTTTTGGTTGAGTCCGCATTAGATAGTGTGTTTATTAAAAATGGCGTAGCAACAGGCTCGATATTACTAACCGGCTTACAAAAAGACCTACTCAATAAACATTTTAAAGATTTTCAAAAAATCATCATGTGCGATAATCCTTTTGTTGATAAGACTGGATATAAGCTTATTGAGAAGTTATCAAAAGAAGCTCCAGATAGTAAAGTATTTATTCTACCACCAAAGCTTCGTAAATATAAGGATATTAATGAAGTATGCATCGCCGAAAATAATGTAAATATATTTAGCAACATAAATTTTTTACTTGAAAATTGTCACTCAGTCGGCAAAGTTCTAACAATGTTAAAACTAGGACCAAAACATGCCTACCGGTAAATCCGTAATACAAGTTAAAAAACACATGGATACGACTAACTCTACAGTTTCGCAACGAGTTAAGCGCAACAAAAAGTTTAATTACCGACAAACCACGTTTAAGCCTGCAAACCCTAAAAAATATTGTGGCTCGTATCCTATTAAGCTCCGCAGCAGCTGGGAAATTGCTTTTGCTAGAAAATGCGATCTTGATCCAAACATAATTAAGTGGGGATCTGAGAGTTTTGTGGTTCCCTATTTGGATGCAACCAAAGGTAACTCTAAACATTTATACTATACCGACTTTAATATAACAGCTAGAACTAAATCAGGCATTAAACAATTCGTAGTAGAAATTAAACCTAAAAAACAAACTATTGTACCGGATGCTAAGAAATTTAGATCCACGGCCAAATTTAAGTCGGCATGTGAGACATATATTAGAAATACTTGTAAATGGAAAGCCGCCACTGCAGCAGCTAAAAAACGCGGTATGGAATTTATAATTGTGACAGAAGAAAATTTAAACCTCAAACGGAAGTGATTTTTGGTCTAATTATGGGTTTCGCTGACCTCGACAAGATAGGATTTTTTTATGCTATTAACAACCGAAGAATTAAACGATTTGATTTTAGCGAAGCCAACGGCCTGGGTTTGTATACTTAAAGCTCGTCACATCAACACTTATGTAAAACTAAATGAATACAAAGTCGAGTTTAATGTAATTACAGGCGAAGCCGCATATATGTTCACTAATAATTTGTTAGCACCTCCTAAATGTTCGTGTGGTGCTAAATGTAATTTTTGGAATTACAGAAAAGGTTATAATAAATTTTGTGTTAAGTGTGCTAGATCCTCTCCTGAAACTACAGAAAAAAGACAAAAAACCTGCCTAAAAAATAACGGGTGCATATCACCTATTCAAAATGATAAAATCAAAAAACAAATAGAACAGACGAATCTTATTAAATATGGTGTCAGCAATCCATTTCAGCTACAATCGACTAAACGGAAGCGCAAAACGGCAATGGTTAAAAAATATGGGGTCGAGTGTGTTTTTTCACTACCAGTCTTTCATGAAAAACGTAAGCAAACACTGTTTAATAAATACGGAGTGACTAATCCATATTTAATTCCCGAGAAACAAAAAAAGGCTCAAATATCAAGAAAGCGGAATCATGTTGAGAACACCATATCTTCATTTTTACTAAATAATGATCTCGAGTTAATTGACGATTATGTGAATTGCGGATATGGTGAAAATGGTGTTCATAACACATTCAAGTGTTTATTGTGTGGCAATGAATTTATCGACTCATGGAAAAATGTACAAAAGGGCCGAAAGTGCAAAATATGTCACCCAAGTTTAGTTGGAATATCTAATTCAGAAAAGGATTTAGTTTCATATATTTTAGAAATTTCTAAAAACATTCAAACCTCTGATAAACATCAAATATATCCATACGAACTTGACATTTACATACCTTCACATAAATTAGCTATCGAATATGATGGCCTTTATTGGCACAGTGTTGATGCAGGGAAAGATAAAAAATATCATTTAATGAAAACCGAGTTATGTGAAGAAAAAGGTATCGAGCTTATTCATGTTTTTGAAGATGAATGGTTTAATCGAGAAGATGTAGTAAAATCTAAGTTGGCATTAAAACTTGGAAAACTAGAAAAATTTAGAAAAATAAGAGCTAGTAAATGTGAAATACAAATTATCACAGCAAAAGAAAAGTGTGAGTTTAATGAGTTGAATCATCTACAAGGTGATTGTGTTAGCAAAGTTAATTTGGGTTTATTTTATAAGAATGAACTTGTTTCAGTTATGACGTTCAGTTTAAAGAATAAAACTGAGAAGATATGGGAACTTAATAGATTTTGTACAAAACCATTGACACTTGTTCATGGTAATGGCAGTAAGTTGCTTAAGTACTTCAAGAACACACAGGAATGGACACAGATCATCTCGTTCTGCGACCGCCGTTGGTCAACCGGTAAAGGATATGAAACACTAGGTTTCACACTTGAACACGTTTGTGGACCGAATTATTTTTATTGGAAAAACAATGAGATGAGGCGTTGGTCTAGAGTTAAATTTCAGAAACATAAACTTAAAAATATGGAACATTATGATGAAGCTCTCAAGGAGCATCAGATCATGAAATTAAATGGATATTATAGAATATATGATTGTGGGAATTTTAAGTTTATTTTGCAAAAAAATGTAAATATATAATAAGTTAAATAGGAAATAATAAATTATGAATTTTTATGATGTTTTTTCGAAACAATTTTGGACAGGGAAGAATACGCAACAAATCGTTACGGCGTTTGATGATGCCGAAAATCAAATAGCACCTGAACAAAACTCATCATTAACTCTTTCCAAAGATACACTTGAAGAATTATATAATTCTTACGGAATCTCTGCATTTCAGGTGTATGCCTCACTTGCGTATAGCCAATTATCACAGAGAAAAGCAGAACGCCTTAAAATCTATAGAATTATGAGTTCGTATCCAGACATTTCTGATGCGATAGATGAGATTGCAGACGCGTTTTATAATTTGGATATAAACAAGCGCTATATCAATTTGGATATTAGAAAATCTGAAATATCAGATGTTAGAAAAAGAATTTTGATTGAAGAGTTTGATAAGTTTTGTTCATATTTTAACTTTGAAACAAACATGTATTCATACATCAGAACATTTATGACAACCGGCGAATTATTTTTTGAAAATCTTATAGATAAAGATTGCCCCGAAAAGGGCATTATTGGTGTAAAAGAAATGGAACCTGATGGGTTCGAAATGCTTAAGCTTCCAAACACCTTTGAAAATATAGGCTTCATCTACTATCCGAGGTATGGTGAGCTAAATTATAACAATACTGGATCATCGTTTGGTAGTGTTCCACTACCTACACAATTTTTAGCGACAGTTGCTAACGCCGCACTAACTCCAAACGAAGCAGTTGCTGTTCCATACTCACAAATGACATATATTAGTTCAAATAATTATGACACAACGAAGACTATTGTTTATCCGGTTTTAGAGAAAATACGTAAGCTTTATAATCAAGTAACTATGCTTGAGGATGCTGCTATTACTTATAGAATAGCACGTTCCCCCTCGCGATTAGTGTTTAATGTTCAATCGGGTGGAATGCCTCGTCATAAAGCCGAACAGGAAATTATGAAGTTGATGAGGAGATTTCAGACTCGTAAAGCACCTCAAACGGCAAATGGTTCTGAGGGTGCAGTATCTAATGTTTATGATAACCAGAATGCGTTAGAATCATACTTCTTCCTTAAAAACGGCGAAGATGGCGGAACTGACGTAACAAATCTGGATGCTTCGGTAGGTTTTGATCAAATGGAAGACGTTAAGTATTTCACTAAAAAACTCTATAACGCACTTAAAATTCCATACAGTCGAGTTTCTGAAGCACAGGTTGATGGCGAAGTTGGACGTAAATCTGACACTATTGGTTATGCTGAATATCGTTTTGCTAAATTTGTGATGAGACTGCAAAATAATTTTGCAGCAGGCGTGCTAAAAGGATTTAAATGTCATTTAGCTTTATTAGGTATTTGGGAAAAATATGATTTAGCTGCATGCGATTTAAAGGTTGATTTTGCTCCGCCTACTGAATATGAACTATACAATAGACTTAAGCTGCAGCAGAGTCTTTATGATGTGTATTCATCATATGCAAATCAGGAAGAATTCTCTAAGATTTTCCTTATGAAGAAAATTCTTAATTGGACTACTGATGAAATCGATGAGAATATGTTTAAAAAATTGATTGAAACAGTTAATACTGCTCAGTCGGAATTTATTGCTAATGATGTTAGTGAAAAGGGCATGCTATCACCACTTGAAACTATGCCAGTTGTTGATCGTGAACGCATGTTGCGTCAAATCAGAACATTATTTGTAAATCAAAGCCCGTCAAATCTCGAGAAGGATTTCACTCTTGCAAAGAATGATACTTATGCCATTATTCCTAAAGCTGAAATAGGCACCGGCGAAGAGACAGAAGACGAAGAACCAGCACTTGATGATGATGGTGAACCATTAGACACAGGCGGAAGTGGCGGCGGTGGCGGACTCGGTGGCGGAGACTTCGGAGAAGAACCCGGTGAAGATGGTGAAGAACCTTTAGATGACGAAGCAGATTCTGATGCTGATACTGATGGTGAAGAACCTGATGATGCGGGTGGGGATGATATTCCTGAAGAGGAACCTGAAAAATAATATAACTTGGAGAAATTTATATGATTACACATAGCCCATATTTAAAACTGGTTGGAGAAGCAACCTTTCATGACTATGATTATTTTACTGTTGAGAGCAAAGATGTTAAGGGAATGTCTGAACCAAGAATTCGTGGCCCATATATCGAAAGTGATTCAGTTAACGAGAATGGCCGTATGTATCCTGCCCATGTTGTACAAGAAGCTGTTGCACAATATATTACAGAAGAAATAAAGACAGGCGGTGGAATGGGTGAGCTTGAACACCCGGCCAGTCCTAAAGTTAATCTTGAGAGAGCGTGTCATAAATGTGTTTCTTTAATAAGAGAACCTGATAAAACTTGGACAGGTGAATCTGTGATTTTAACTGGAACGCCAACTGGTGATATTGTTAATGCACTATTGAAACATAAAGCTCGTCTCGGAATGTCAACTCGTGGATTTGTTAAGTATAAGAATGATGCACCTGAATCTAAGGATCACGTGAATGTTGTTGATAAATTTATTTTAGTATGTATTGATGTGGTGGCTAATCCTTCTATTGGTAAATATCTTGACGGTGTTTTAGAAGAGAAAGACTATATGATAAATAATCATGGCCTTATTTGTGAAGCATGTTATGATACTCTTGAAAAGGATATATCAAAATTGCCCGATTTTAATGGAACACTACAGAGAAAAATTATAAATACATCAGTAATGAAATTTCTTAATTCAATTAAAAATGCATAAGGTGAACTGAATGAACAAACGAAAACTACAATTAGCCCTTGAATCAATCAATCACTATCTTGAAATGAGAAGTGAAAAACCTAGTGGTGAAAGTGCTCCTTTTGCTAGTAAACTTACTAATCTAAAAGAACAGCCATTATCTGAGTTAGTAAATAAACCAATACCTGTAACAATCAAATCTGAAAAATTTGATCTCACAGTTTCAAAAAGACGTGGCAATTTATTTGATTTAAACATCAATAACGAACATATGAAAAGCCCACAGGCGATTAGTCGAAGTAATAGTGGTGCTCAAACACTACAGAAAACTTTAGATAAATTAAAAAATGTGTATAAAACGGTTGTCAATTTGACCAATGAAGCGGCCCCATCCAAAACACCTGCAGGTGACTTATCTAAAATGGCAATTTCTAAGGCATACAAAGCTTTACCGGGTACGTCATCAAAACCTATTAGTCTTAGAATTAGTGTTGAAGGTAATAAGAAAGCGATTAGTAAGAAATTCTTTATTGCGCCAGGTAAAGAGAAAAATACATTTATTGTACGAATCATTACTCCTGATAAACAGAGTATCGATATAGCCACTGATGTTGTCGGAACTGAAACGGTAGCTAAAGCACTTATTGGCAAAACACTACCCGATCTTAAAGAGGCCATTACTGCTGTAGCTTTTGGTAAATCAATGAAAATATTAGCCGGCAAAAGTCCAGCGCGTAAAGGCCAAAAAACCGGCAAAGCTCGCAACATTAACGCTGAATGGCGCGTATTCTTAAATGAAAATCCTGACTTTAAGAGCGATAACAGCAAACGCGGCACATATCGTTTCAATAACAATATGTTTTTTGTTAATCCGGCTAAAGCAGCAGCAGTATCCTTTGAGGATTTTGTTGATGCCCAGACTGAGCAAGCTCATAAAACTGGAGCTGATAAATATGGTAAAGTCACAGTCAATGTAGATGATCTTGATAGTGGTGAACTTGCGACACCCAAAAAATCAGGCATCGATGAAGATACTTACAAACTATTGTACGCATGGAATCAGCACCTTGGTAGCTATAATACTGCAGGTGCTGATACACAGAGCCTACAATCAATGGGTAAAACTATTCACCAAACAATACAGTTCAACAGAGGCAGAAGCTTCTCTAAATAATATATTTGCAAAGGAGCAAACATGGATGATAAATTAAAAAGTCAATATTTGGAATTAGTAGAGAGTGTCAAAGATAATAATTTAGTTAAAACTCTCCCGCTAATGAAAGATATTATACAGGCCAATATAAATATTCACAAGAAAGATGTAATTAGCAAACAAGTAGACGAAAAACTTTTGTTAACCTAAGGAAGAATAGATAATGAAGAACAAAAAATTAGAAAATGAATTAAACTTGGTTGTTGAATCTTTTACTGGAATGATTAAAGAGTTGGATGTAACAAATGTTTTAAAAGAAGAAGATGTTTCAGCCATCACAACTAAATTATCAACAGTTCTTGAAGAAAAGTTTGTTGATGGTTATAATACAGGTATTGATTTTTACAAAAAAAGTTTTGAGAAGAATATCGCCACCCATAAAAAAGAAATCAATGCTAAGCTTGAAATTGCCATAGAGGCGATTAAAGCTGAATCTAATAAAAAAATTAATACATTAGTAGAATGCGCCACCGATCTGACAGCCGCATTTGAAAGTCGTAAAAGCAAGCTGGCTAAAAAATACCAATTGCAACTTGAAGATACTAAAAAACAGATTCTTGGATCT